GATATCCAGACGATTATTTGGGATTAGAATTGATATTTATTTATGATGATGAATCGAAAGAATTTGCTTTTGACGGGATAAACAGTTCTGCACTGTAAATTCTGATTTACCGAGAAAAAGGAGCGACTCAAATCGCTCCTTTTTAAATATTCAGTGCATTCCTCGTCAACCGATAAATCTCCAACCGTGACAATGCCTTCGGCGATTGATTCGTCTGATTCACCGTTTTCCGATTGTCTGTGTTGTAATAATTGTTCACTGTGCCACCGGAACTGCCGGACAGCATCGCTCCGGAGATTCCATGCAAGCTGTAATTCAAATCAGAATCCATAGTCAGCTGCATGGCTTTCGCCACACCGCCTACGGCTTTCTCCACATACTTTTTGCTCTTGTCGATGCCACTTGCCAGCCCTTTCATAAAGTCCGGCATCCAACTTTCGTAGTCTGTCAGCGGTCCTTTGTCCGGAACAGAGAAGTGCAGGAAATCCCGAATGGTATCAGCAACGTCCGTAACGCAGTCCGACAGCCAGCCAATGGCACTCTGAATGCCGTCAATGATTCCCTGAATGATATCCCGTCCCCAGTTCCAAGCATCGGAAGCCAGTCCCTTGATATATCCCACAGCGGCATCAAACCCATTCTGAATGGTGGATTTGATGCCGCTGATTTTGTCGGAAACCGCAGAACGAATGTTGTCCCAGATGCTGGACACCGTAGAAGAAATGCTCTGCATCACGTTGGAAATGGTGCTCTTGATGCTGTTCCAGATGTTAGATACCACCGATTGGATGGCGTTCAGAACATTGGAAACCGCAGAAGAAATCTGATTCCAGATAGACGATACCACAGAAAAAATGGCATTCATCACACTGGAAATCGTGCCGGAGATGCTGTTCCAGATGGAAGAAACCACATTCCAGATTGCTGACAAAACAGAAGAAATGAAACCTGATACCGCATTCCAGATGGTCGTTACCGTATCTTGAATGGTATCCAAAACCGTGGAGACCGTGGTAGAAATGGCGTTCCAGATGGTTTCAAAGGTCGTTCGGATGCCCTCTAAAATAGGTGTTAAAAACGACACAATTGCATTCCAAATGGCACGGATCTTCTCCGAGATCCAGTCCATCACTCTGCCCACAATGATTTGGATGGCTTCAAAAATCGTTTGAAACAGATAGCCGAATGCCGTGATCAGCGGTTCTAAGGTGGTGTAAATGGCATTCCAAACGGTCGTAATGACGTTATAAATTGCCTGAAACACCGTAGAAACCACGTTGTAAATGGCATTGAAAATCGTGCTGAAAAAGTTGTAGATCGCTGTAAAAATCGTGGTGAAGAAATCCCGAATCGCCGTAAATACAGTCGTTGCCACCGTCTGAATGGCAGTGACAATGGTGGTGAAGGTATTGGAAATAGACGTCCAAGTGTTGACGAAAAAGTCCCGGATTCCGGTAACAATTCCCGTGAAAAAGGAAGCAATGCTGTTCCATGTGTCCACAAAAAATGTTTTGATGGAAGTCCAGACTTCGTTCCAGCTTGTTCCGAACCATCCCAGCACCACATCCGCAATACCTTTCAGAGTATTCATGATATTGCGGAACGTGTTGACAATGAAATTCCAGATAGACGTAAAAATACCCTTGATGCCATTCCAGCACTGTTCCCAGTCACCAGTGAACAGACCAATCAGAACATCCAGCAGCCCCAGAAGAACGCCAGTAAACTCTGAAAAGATGTTGGAGATATTCTGAAAAACGCCTTCAAAAATGGGAGCCAGCAGATTGCACAGCCCGTCCCACGCTGCTTTCAGCACATCGGTGAAACTCTCAAAGTCGAATCCCAGAGCATTTAGCCGGTCAGTGATGCCCTGTGTCAATCCAGTAAAGGTGCTTTTGATTTGCTCCCAGATGGCGATGATATTGCTTTTGAATTCGTCATTGGTTTTCCAGAGATGCACAAAGGCAGCCACCAGAGCGGCAACAGCTGCGATAATAGCAAGCAGCGGACCTAATGACACACCCAACGCTCCGGTAATGGCTCCAATGCCACCTTGCACAGTAGAGAAAAGGGCAGGCAGTTTAGAAATGGCGGAAAAGACTGTTCCCACACTGGAGACGGTTTTCCCCAATGCGATCAGCATCGGACCCAGAGCAGCAGCCACCAGTGCAATTTTCGCAATGGTTTCTTTGGTCTGCGGGTCTAATTGGTTCAGCTTGTCCACCAGTTCCTGAATACGAGAAACAATAGAGCGAATGGTGGGCATCAGAATGTCAGAAAAGGAGATCGCCAACTCTTCCAGCTGGGACTTCAAGATGGTTACTTGTCCGGCAAGGTTATCCTGCATGACTGCCGCCATTTTTTCAGTTGTGCCATTGTAGCCGTCTACTGTATCCGAACAGGTGTCAATGGCATTGGACAGTTTTTCAAAATCCGCCGGAGAACCGTTGATGATCGCCAGCATACCGGACATCGCCTCTTTGCCAAACAGCGAGGCAGCCGCCTGTGCCTGTTCTGCCTCGGAAAGTCCGCCCAATTTCTGTCGGAGTTGTTCCATGAGTTCCCGCAGAGAATACATCTTGCCGGAACTATCCGTCAGAGAAATGCCGTACTGTTCCATAGCAGATGCTACCGTATCTGTTGGCTTTGCCAGATTAGTAATGGCGGAACGCAGTGCCGTACCAGCCTGTGAGGATTTGATACCGGCGTTTGCCATCAGTCCGATGGCAATGGCAGAGTCTTCAGCAGAATAGCCCAAAGAACCCAGTACCGGAGCAGCATACTTGAAAGTTTCGCCCATCATGCTGACGTTGGTATTGGCATTGGAACTTGCAGCCGCCAGAATATCCGCAAAGTGTCCGCTGTCCGAAGCAGACAAACCGAAAGCAGTCAGAGCATCCGTGACAATGTCCGAAGTAGATGCCAAGTCCTCGCCGGAAGCGGCAGCAAGATTCATAATGCCTTCGATACCGCTGAGCATATCGTTGGTTTTCCAGCCTGCCATCGCCATGTAGTTCATGGCTTCCGCAGCTTCACTCGCTGAAAATTTTGTTTTGCTGCCCATTTCACGTGCTTTTTCCCGGAGAGCATCCATCTCTGAACCGGTCGCACCGGACACAGCTGCCACCTTTGACATGGCGGAATCGAAATCCGCACCAGTTTTCACAGCAATGGTTCCCAGAGCCGTGACACCAGCGGTGACGGGCAGCAGCTTTTGTCCCACGCCGGAAATTTTGTCCCCGGCGGACTGCAGCGTTTCACCCAGAACGCCCATCTTTTCCAAGGCGGTGTGAGAATTGTTTGCTTCTGTGGTCAGGCGTTTCAGTTCGTTTTCGGTTTCGATGATTTCACGCTGTAGTGCATCATACTGCTGCTGTGAAATTTCACCATTTGCAAGAGCGGTATTTGCCTGTTCTGCAGCAGTTTTCAGCACTTCCAGCTTTTCTTTGGTGGCAGATACCGCATCTGCCAGCAACTTGTGTTTTTGAGATAGGAGTTCCGTGTTGGTCGGATCAAGTTTCAGCAGCTTCTGGACATCTTTCAGCTGCGTCTGCGTGCCCTTGATGTCCTTGTTGACACCTTCCAGTGCTTTGGACAGCTTGGTGGTATCGCCGCCGATTTCTACGGTGATGCCCTTGATGCGGTTTGCCATGTAATCACCTCAGTTCTAAAAAATTATCAGCTTTTTTATCAGTAAATCTATTGACATTTATGCAAAAATGACGTATACTATAAGTGGAGGTGTAGCGTATGAATATTATTGCAGCAATTCAAAATACCATTTCTATTTCGCAGTTCAATCGTGGACTTGCAGGAAAAATTTTTCAGGATGTCAAAAACAGCGGTGCAAAAGTTGTTATGAAAAACAATGCACCGGAATGTGTACTTCTTTCTCCGGATGAATATGTCAGCCTGATGGATGAAGTGAATGATGCCCGCTTACTCACTCTGGCTGTAAAACGAATGGAAAAATTCAATCCGGAAGAAATGATTCCGGAAGAAAAAGTTATGAAAGACCTCGGAATCACAGACGACGATTTATCCGACTTTGATGAGGTAGAATTTGAATGAATTGGGAAGTAGAATATCTGCCGGAAGCCGAAAGTGATTTAAAATCGCTTGACGGAAGTCAAAGAATACTGGTCTTAAAAGCAATCAAGAAAGTGAAACAAAATCCGCTTCCTGTTTATGAAGGCGGATATGGGAAACCGCTTGGAAACAAAAACGGCAATGATTTAACTGGCTTTCTGAAAGTCAAACTGAAAAGTGCAGGTCTTAGAGTCGTATACAAAGTTGTCAAGCAAAATGATAAGATGCTGATTATTGTAATTGGTGCCAGAGCCGATGAAGAAGTATACGGCATTGCTCAAAAAAGAATACAGGAAAATGACTTGTAATCAAAACGCATCAAAATCCCTCTGATCTGCCAGCACATCATAATGACACTCGTCATTCTCCCGTTCGGTGAACATATCATTCACCAGACCAATGGTCAAAAAATTCAAATCGCCCATTGACAAACCAAGCTGAACGCACCGCAACAAAAATAGTGGTGTGGTCATCGGTCGGTCAATCGGGCGATGTTTTTTTTAGACTTGACCTGTGTTTCTACGTTCAAACCCCAGAGGTCGATCAACTGCGGCAAGATCTCATAAATGCTGAACGTGTTAAACTGCTCCAACCACTCGTCCGGCGATGCTGGAATGGCTGGGTCAGCGTGTTTTGCCATGATATAGGCGATGTTCTCAAACACCTCAAGGCTTTCAATGTCCAGTGCAGAGGATTTCTCTGTTTTTTCTCCCACAGACTTTTGCAGTGCTGCAAAGTCCTGATAAATATCTCTGCGGAATTTCAAGCGATACAGTCTGGGAACTGCTGCACTCGCCTTGAACGGCACATCAATACCATCAATGGTGATGTTCTTCTGAATTGCCATACTGCCACCTCCTTACGCTTTCACAGATGCTGCGGATGCTTTACCACTCTGTACAGCGGCAGCCAGATTGGGCATATATACCGCCTTGTACCAGTTCTCATAAACCTCAGCATCCGTTTTCTCACAGGTTTTAGTTTTTACCAAACCACTGTTCAACGCCGTTGCGGTCAAAGACAGCGTTTCTGTTTTAACTTCCTTTTCGTCCTCAACGGTGCTGGATTCTGTTGCCGGACGAGAGGCAGAACAGCAGAACAGACAGTGCCGAATTTTATTCTTATCGCCGCTGAATTCAAACAGCAGTGCAAACTGTGATACTTCTGCAGTATTGGTTTCCGTGAGAACGCCCTTTTCATCCAGCTTCTCACCGAGAATGTCTGTCGCAAACTCAAGCGGAACCAGTGCGATTTCAAGATCGCCGGTGTAACCAGAGTTATTGTTGATCACATAGTACACACCATCATCAGCGTAAAAATTGGATGCTTCACCTTCTGCATCGATAGACAGCGACACTGCACCGGGAATGCGAACTGGCTTTGCAAAAGTCGGTACACCTTCTTCATCATAAGAAGTGATTTTTGCATAGTGAACTTTGTTCAGACCGAACTTTACCTTGTTTTTCTCCATTGCCATATTATATACCAGCCTCCTAAAATCTAATGTCGGCATACCATTCGTCCTCGTGCAGCATCCTGCCTCGGACTCAGGC